CTCCACCAACACGTTTTCTCTGTGATGGATATAAATTCACTATGAAAAAGACCACTCATCCTGGAACTGGTGAGGCAGGATTGGGAATTAAATGCTCACTTTATCCTGATGATGTCTAATGTCTAAACTTACAGATTCACAATTGGAGAATATCATTCAATCTCTCCAAAATACTATCAATGTTCTCAACAATGTTGATTACCAATGTGATGAAATGAATCCAAAAAATGTAGAGAAAACTGCACCTTATGCCATTGGATATGCCAAGGCAGAGGTCACTAATCTCATGGAAACTGTCCAATCAATTAACATCAACAACTGAAATCATCATGAACAATTCTTCTACTGTGCTCAAAGAAATCCAGTCTCTAAAGCAAACTTGGCGCACTCAGAACTTTAGTTACACTAAAGATCAACAGGAACGTTACAATGAACTGATGGAACTTCGCAAAGCATTTATCACTTTCTGGAAGGAAGAAGGACGTGTGTGGGTAGGACCATCTAACATTGGTAAGAAGAAAGAAGAAGAAAAAAAGGAAGAGAACTGATGTATTTTACTTGTAAAGGTTATTGGAGAGATTCACGTGGCAGACGTCATGACTTTGAGATTGAATCTGACAGGTCAGAACGTAGTTTTATCAAGGAACTTGTAGAGGCAAGGTATCCTGCAAAAGGTGGAGTTCAGATCAACTCAGTGCAAAGAACGTGAAATATGTGTTAATCACACTTGCAGTATTAGGATTTGGTATATTATACTTTACTCTATGGGATCAAGTGGTTTGTGTATATCTTGAGGACAATGTGATATGTGAGATTATTAGTTACCTCTAAAGTGGACCACTAGTATGACATACACCATTCAAAACAAAACAGTCTCCATCAATGGCATTTACCACACTGTCACTGCTGTTGATGGATTAGACAGAGTTGACATTAACACTAAACTTCACTATCTTAATGTTGAGATGGACAAATTAAAAGCAAAGCAATCTGAATTAGTTCACATGCGTGAAATGATTGATCATCAATGTGAAATGATTGATCAGTGTGAGATGCGTGAACGTGCTGAATCTGCTGATGATCTGTTCAATGAAATGTTTGGAGGTTGATCACTATGATGTATCAAGTCACTAAAGTTGAGTTTGATTTTGTTGATGAAGAAGGTAAACTTCCTACTGACATTCAGAATGAAATCTTAGATGATGTTTACAACATTGTTTGGGATGCTGTTGATGATGAAGATTTAGTAGAGGAAATTACCTGTGCAACAGGTTTTTGTGTTAAATCTATTGACTATAGCATTGCAAATGCCAAATAATTATTGTTAGTTACCTCTAAACTGGACCTATATTACAGAGACACACATTGATGATCACCCTTCGTCCTCATCAGCAGAAAGCAATCAATACCCTTCGCACACATTCCTTGGGTCAGTGCATCTTCCCCACTGGTGGTGGTAAGACATTGGTTCAAATCAAGGATGCTATGTGGCGTTTTGAGGTGAAACAACCCAGAACCATTGTTGTTGTGGCACCTAGATTGTTGCTTGCTAATCAACTTTGCTCTGATTTTCTTGAGCATGTTTATAATGCAAATGTGCTGCATGTTCACAGTGGTGATACCAAACATTTCAAGACTACCAAAGCAGACAGAATCAATCTGTTTGTGTCTATGTGTCACACAGTGCGTGAGCATGTTATCATCTTCACCACATATCACTCTCTGCATCGCATTGTAGAGTCTGGTATTGACATTGACACAATATACTTTGATGAAGCACATAACAGTGTTCAACGTCACTTCTTCAAGTCCACTGATGTATTGTCTAAGAAGGCAGATCGTGCTTTCTTCTTCACTGCTACACGCAAAACATCTGCTGTGACACACAAACCAGGCATGAACTGGGTTGATACTTATGGTGAGGTAATTGCCAGGGTTTCTGCACCTGAACTTGTGGATGGAGGTTACATCTTGCCACCACAAGTCAGGGTCATTGATATGGACAAGCACCCTGTAAAGGCATGTACTCCATTGATTGATGCACAGAATGTATTGACCTCTATTGATGACATGGGTCTCAAAAAGATCCTTGTATGTGTCAAGACTACCAAACAGTTGACTACATTGTTTCAGACAGACTTTGCATATCAACTCAGTGAGAGGGGTTATTCTTACCTCTATATCACTGCCAAGACTGGTGCAGTTATTGATGGCAAGAAAGTCAATAGAGATGTATTCTTCAACACACTGAACAAGTGGGGCAAAGATCCTGACAAAAAGTTTATTGTCTTGCATCGCTCTATCTTGTCTGAGGGTATCAATGTGAGTGAGTTGGAAGGTGTTGTTTTTATGAGGAACATGGATGCCATTGAGATGACACAAACCATTGGTAGGGTTATCAGGATTGGGCAGAAGTCTAAGACCTATGGTATGCTTTGTGTGCCTGTTTATTCCAATGTTGGTGTATCCACTCAACGTAGTTTGCAGAGGGTTGTTGACATTGTGTTTGAGCAAGGTGAGATGCTTGATTCTATTGTGAAGAGGTAACTATGGAATTAAACAATGATGAGGTGACGATTCTTTCATGTTTTCTAAGACACAGTAGATCTAAGCATAGGTATGAACTTGATGGAGCAGAGGATTTAATTATTAAAGTCTGCAATGAAGCAGGAAGAATAATGGCAACAAGGGGACAAAAACATCTCAAACCAAGTTCTTGGAGTTAGCATGATCAAACAACCAACTAACAGTAACATACTACATCCTAAACCACCCAAGAATAGTTTTGTGGTGGGTAAATGGGATGATGCAGAGAATTTTTATGCTGTACTTCCCATTGGTAATGCGTTAGCAGTTGTCCATCAATGTGCTATAATAAAGAAGTGCAGGAACGCACAATCAGCAAGAAACTTTATATCAAAACATCAAAAGAGAAGGAAATAAAGTTAGTTACCTCTAAACTGGACCTATAGTATGAGACCCAATCAAATGCCACAAACTCACATCAATCATCCTGAAGATGAGATTCTGACTGGCAATCTTGATGCCATTTCAGCACTCTTTTGTAAGGACAGTAAAATATCAATGAAGATGGATGGCATGTCACTAGTATGGGGCACCAATCCTGAGAATGGTAAGTTTTTTGTTTGCACCAAAGCAGCATTCAACAAGCAAAAGATTCGCCTTTGTTATGATCATGATGACCTATACAAATTCTTTGGTCATCAAATGGCAGTGTTTGAGATCCTATCACATTGCCTGAAGTATCTGCCTAGAACAGAGAACATCTATTGGGGTGATTGGTTAGGGTTTGGTCGCACTCATGTTGTGCAACAAAACACCCTTACTTATGTTTTTGCAGAGAAACCAATGCAAAAACTTATCATTGCACCTCACACTAAAGTAACTGTGACAGGCAAGATGTGTGATGCAGTGTGTGAACCATTGGAGGAAATCTTTGATGACACATCTATCATCAAGTGGGTGCAACCTGTAGTGGATAGGATACCACCAATTGATCTAGATCAGAGTGAGGTGCACACCAGGAAGGTGCAGTTTATGACTCCCTCAGAGGCATCTGTGGCAGTCAGGAGCATCAATGGACTCATACGTGAGGGCAAAGAGTTGACAGACAGCATTTTGTTTGATGTGCTGGGTTGTATCTACCTTGTGAATCTGTACCAGATGGTGATTGAAATGAAGAATGATGTGATGGACAGTTTGATTGTCAATGATGCACCATTGTCCTTCATGTTTGATGATATTCAGGTTGATGGTGAGGGTTTTGTTATCACTAACAAGTATGGCACCTATAAGTTAGTAGAGCGCCCTATGTTTGCTTATGCAAACTTCAACTCTGAAAAAGCATGGAAGAGTTGATATGAATGTTCATAGTTAAATAGAGGAAAGATAAATGATTACCACAGAGGCAAAGAAAAAGGAATTAGTTGTACCAGGGGGTGCAGAATTGATTGATGAGGTATTTTATGTCTGGGAGACTAGGTATGGATTGTATTCAACCATGACCAAAGAAGGCAGGAATATGCTCACTGGAGGCACCAAAGATGGTGTAGTTTCAATGACAAGATGGCATCTTAAGTGTGAGCAGGATGGTACACTAGATGACTACACAAATGTTGTTGGTGATGCTTTTGTGAGTGGAAAGTTGTAGGTAGATTGTTAGTTACCTCTAAAGTGGACCTATAGTATAAGCATGACTCAGATGACAATCACCAAAGCACAAGCACTCCAACAATTCAAGTACAATTGGAAGGTAAGTGGATCAACTGATAGGGTTGCCAAACGTGAGTCATGGGGTATATTCACTGATGAACTTTGTAGAGAGGGTTATATCACCATGAAAAAGTATGAGTCATGGTCTAACCCTTTCTGATCCAAACAAACAATTTTTTTTATTAACAACATGACAACACTTAATCTCTCTAAAACTGAATTCCAAACCCAAGGTTTACTTGAGGTTGTTAACAATGAATGGAAGGTTGCTGCTATTGATTCTTCCAATAGTTCATACTCTAAGTTAGAATATAGTGTAGGTAAAAAGTATATTAAGGTGAATCAATTCAGGGTTCATGCTGATGGTAGTTTTTCAAATAATGGTGTGTTCATGTTCATTGACAAAGAGACTGGAGCATGTTACA